AAAAATTCTCAAAAATATATTGGTAGGACACCTCCAGTTTATAGATCTGGGTGGGAACTGAGGTTTTTTAGATGGTGTGATGAAAATACAAACGTATTAGAATGGGCAAGTGAGGCTGTTATTATTCCGTATATTAACCCTCTTGATGGTAAAGCTCATCGGTATCATACAGATGGTATAATAGCTATTAAAGAAAAGGATTGTATAAGCAAGTACATTATTGAGATAAAGCCTTCTGATCAAACCAGACCCCCTATTACTGGCAAAAAAAGAAATAGTACTTTGATTTATGAGAATAAGAGATATATACAGAATATGGCTAAGTGGGAAGCTGCTAAAAAGTGGTGCGAGAAAAGAAATTACAGATTTCTTATTTTGACAGAAAAGGAGTTAGGTCTAAAATAAATAGACTAATAAAATATAAATATTAATATGGCGCTTCGTCTACTAGTTGAAACACCAGCTCCAGAAGAGCAGTTCGAATATATTCTCGAAGAGAAAAACTCTAAAGAACCTGGTAAGCTTTGTATTCAAGGTCCTTACATGGTTTGTAATGAGGTAAATAAAAATCAAAGAATTTATGAACGCTCTGATATGGAGCGTGAAGTAGGTCGTTATATAAAAGAGATGGTTAATACACAGCGTGCAATGGGTGAATTAAATCACCCTACATCTGCTGAAGTTAATCTCGAAAGAGCCTGCCATTTAGTAACTAATTTAAGATTAGAAGGTAATTATGTAATTGGTAAATCACAAGTACTTTCAACTCCTATGGGCCAGCTTGTAAGGTCTCTTATTAATGATGGAGTAAAAGTTGGTATGTCAAGCCGTGCACTCGGTAAGCTAAATGAAGAGTCCGGTGGAGTTAATAGAGTAACTGACATGAGACTTATTGCAGTTGACTGTGTTGCTGACCCATCGTGCCCTAAGGCTTTTGTTAACGGTATACTAGAAAGCAAGCAATATGTTTTAGCGCAGGATGGTCAATTAGAAGAAGTTTATGATCGCTTTGAAAATTCTTTAAAAAAATTACCTACGCGTGAGGTACAATCATATCTGAAGGAGCAGATTATATCATTTTTTAAATTTCTAAAGACTTCATAAATTGTAGAAAATTGATATATAACTAAATAAATATTAATATGGCCAAAAAAGCTGACAAAAAGAAAGAAAAAAAGCAAGATAAGAAGCTTAACGAAAGCCAACAACTAGTTAAGTTTTTACATTCAATTTCTCAGAAAAATTATTCTGAGGCTAATAAATATTTACAGAACGTAGTCGATTCGAAGCTCAAAGCAAAAATCGGTGAAGCTCTAAAAGAAAAACTTTTTTAATTTATGGAAAACAACATCGCAAAGGTATTGAGAGAAGCAACTAAGGATATCCTTACAGAGGACGTTCTTAAGGAAATCGAAGCTGCATTTGATAGCACAGTAAATGAAAGAGTACAGCTTCATGTTGAAAAAGCTCTCGCCGAACAAGATGCTGATTATTCTAAGAAACTAGAGACTTTAGTAGAAGCAATTGATACAGATCATACCAACAAGCTTAAGAAGGTTGTTGATGCTATTGATACTGATCGTGCAGAAAAACTAAAAGTTGTTGTTGAAAAGTATGAAGCTGCTCTTAAGAAAGAAGCTTCAGCATTTAAAAACAACATGATAGATCAGGTTAGTAAATATCTTGATCTATACTTGGAGGAAAAACTTCCTTTAACTGATATTAAGGAAGCTGTCAAGAACAAGAGAGCAATTACTGTTCTCGAAGGTCTTCGTACAGAACTTTCTGTTGACATGGCCCTCGCTAAAGATAACATCAGAGACGCCATTGTTGATGGTAAAACCAAGATTGATGAAGCTGCCAAGCAGCTTGAAGCCGCTAATAAGCAGGTAGAACATTTAACCGAGGAAAATCGTAAGATGCTCGCTGATCTTGTTCTAGAGAAGAAAATTTCTAATCTAGAAGAAGAGAAGAAAGTATATATGAAGAAAATGCTCGGTCATAAGTCTCCAGAATTTATCAAGGAGAACTTTGACTACACACTCAAATTATTTGAGAAGACTGAAGAAGAGCGGCTTGCAAATCTTAAAACAGAAGCAGTTACTGAATCGGTAACAAAAGAAATTGACCGTCCAGTAATTGAAGAAAAAGCTGAAGCCTCTGTACAAGCTGATCCCGCATTCAACTCGTACATGAGTGAGCTTAGCAAATACTAATTTTTCGTAAAAGATTTGTTTAGGGTTAACCCTGAATAGTAAAAAATTGGTCGACATTAACTTATAAAGGATATAATAAAATTATGTCAAAACAAGTTCGTCCTACACAGGCATACATCGATGAATCACGCGCGAAGGTATTGCTCGAGAAGTGGGGTCCAGTATTGGATTACTCTTCCGACAACGTTCGCTCGATCGAAGATGATCATACTCGTTTAAATACCGCAATTCTTTTGGAAAACCAAGAGAAGTGGTGTTTCGAAGCTTATGGCAATAACTCTTCCAACATTGCTGGTGGTACAGACGGCGTTTTCGGTTCCGTAAACGTTGGCGGTACTGGCGGTCGCTTTGGAAATCAGGATAGCTACGCTCCAAACGATTCTCGTCTTCCTAAGATTCTAATTCCGATGATCCGTCGTACGTTCCCTGAGTTGATCACTAACGAAATCGTTGGTGTTCAGCCCATGAGCGGACCCGTAGGTCTTGCTTTTGCTCTTCGTTATAAGTACGATTCTAACGCTCTAGGGTTTCCTGGTGCTGCTGGTGGACCTGACGGTTCTCTAACCTCTGCACAAAACTTCAGTAACCCTCAGCTACAGTCCAACGGCGCTGAATTGGGATATCAGTATCTCGATACACGCTTCACCGGAACTTCATCACAAAGCTTAACAGCTAATGCTGATGGATTGTTCCCGATGATGGATCAGGATACTGGTGTTGCTCAGCTGCTATCGCAGTTTGAGTTAACTTCCAAGATTCCTCAGATCTTGGTTAGCTTCGAAAAGACAGCCGTTGAGGCTGGTACTCGTAGGCTCGCCGCTCGTTGGTCAGTAGAACTCGAGCAGGATCTTAAGAATATGAATGGCATCGATATCGATACCGAACTCACAAACGCTATGTCGTATGAGTTGCAGGCCGAAATCGATCGCGAAATGATTATTCGCATGATCCAGACCGCTATTCAGGCTGGTTACGGTGCAGGTTATTCTGTATGGTCACCCGCTTCAGCAGACGGTCGCTGGCTCGTTGAGCGCAATCGTGACTTCTATCAGAGACTTATTGTCGAAGCTAACAGAATCGCTGTTCGCAATCGTCGTGGTGCTGCCAACTTTATCGTTGCCACCCCTCGTGTTTGCGCCATTCTGGAAATGCTTCCTGAGTTCCAGTGGGTTCCAGTTAACGGCAACGTTAACACCCAGCCAGTAGGTGTTGCAAAGGTCGGATCACTCGGTGGTCGCTTCAACGTATACCGCGATACACGCACTGAAGCCCAGGCCGAAGCTTACTCTGGTGGTAACTATGCTGGTAACGGCTGGCCATCCACTGGCACAACTAAGCGTTCTACACGTTTAGAGTATGCTCTCTTGGGTTACAAGGGACCGGAGTTCTACGACACTGGTATCATCTATTGTCCGTACATTCCCGTCATGGTTCAGAGAACAATTGGTCCTAATGATTTTGCTCCTCGCGTTGGTCTATTAACACGTTATGGTGTTGTAGACAACATCTTTGGTGCAAATCTTTACTACCATGTAATCATTCTAACCAACCTCGGTGAGGCCTTCAAGCCTGGTGTACAATCTGTATACTTCTAATTAGAAGCCAAGGATAGAAAAAGAAAATGTTGTCACCTGGTAAGTCCCAGGATATTTCAAAAAAAGGGTCTCTTGCGAGGCCCTTTTTTTTGTAAAAATATAAATTTTAGGACAATTTTAGAATAAATATTATTATGAGTAACGTTAATGTAAGTTTAAAATATAGTGCTTCAAATCCCAATGCACTAGATCAAAATACAACAGTTTTAGTTTATCCTACCCTTTCAGCCGATAATAATGTCGGTGTTGTTGTTAACGATACGGTTAACGTAAATCCTTTAACAGCAATCGCAACAGCCGTAACGTTTTCTCAGGTAAATAATGGTGATAACGGATTTGGTGTTTGGACAAGAGCTTATCAAAATGCAGCAGGTCAAACAGGATTTAATTTAATAGATTCAGTTCCCTTTAGACTTACAAATACAGCTTCAGACGCAGGTTTAAGTGAACTCAATTTTTCATTATCAGCCTTAGGTGATGTAAGTGCCAATGGTTTACAATACGGATATGTAACAGTTACACTAAGTGCAAATGCATTGTCTGGTAATAGTGGTGGGGATGTCGAGCATGTAGATGTTTCGCCTACATCTGTAACATTGTTAACAACAATTACAGCAGCTTTAATTCCTTATGCTACAAGCCCGGTAACAACCGACTTTAGTGAGCCTGAAGCACAAAGACTTAGAATGCTAGGTTATATTTAATTACTGTCTAACAGTCTTTGTAAAATACTTCGTTTCGTCAATAAGACATTTATCTAATAAATCGTATCTACTAGCCCGGGTCGGGTTAATATCAATACCACCACGACGTACGTATAAACAACTTACAACTAGCTCTTCTGGATTAAACTTATTAAACAATCTCATATAAATTGTCTCACAGATCTCTTCATGAAAATGACATTCGTCACGAAATGATACTACATACTGTAAGAGTGAGGTGGGGTTAATCTCATACTTACCTTTGTAGTGTATATACACATCTCCCCAATCAGGCTGTGAAGTAACTCTGCAATTACTCTTTAGTAAAGCAGAATGAAATCTCTGTACTCTGGCCTCAGGGATCTCTATTGCATTTAAAATATCAGGATTCTCATTATACGAAATGGGTTTAATGTAGGTAACATCAATATCATTTTCTAGAGTAGGATAATCACTATTACAAAAAACTGGAGGATAAAATAAATCATCGCTAACCGCTTTTGCTAACCTAACATAAACTTTAACATCAGCTTCTAAAAGCTTACGTAAATCTCTTTCAATAGTAAATTGTAACTCATTTAAAACTTGAATAATATTACCTTTAAATACCTGCATATTAAAGGAGTTCATATAAAGCTTAATTGACTTTGATTCAACAATATAATGATTTTTACACGGGTAAACAATCTTTGCAATTGCTGCAATAGGCATGCCTTCTGCAGTTAGACAAGACACCTCATAAGCATTCCAAATATCGTATCCAGTAAATGGCACATCTTCATCGTTAATACCTAAATGCTTTCTATTATTAATTCTTGGCTCACGGACCAAGAGAGAAGAATCATACGTCGACTTATATCCAGTAATCTTACCTAAATGCTTGGAAATATTGCTATTATCTAATACTGTGTTCATTGAGTACTATTTTAATCTGTTCCATTCGTTCTTCAACTGATCCTCTTAACTTATGAACTCTATTTATTGAAGTTCTATCTTTCCATTGATTACGGTTAAGAAAAAAATTCTCATATTTCTCTATTATTGCATTTCGAAATGTAACGTCAATACTTCTTTCGCCATCATCTTCCAATTTTATTTCATGGGGGTCTGGGTAAAAAATAATATCATACTTACTGTTAAATTTGTTCCAGTAGTTTAAAGCTTGCACCCAAACATAAGGACTAACTAATCCTTTATCATGAAAATATTCTGTAAATATTAATCCATCTAGTAAACATCTATCATGAACATTTGCTTTGCAACCCGGCCACAGTTCATAATCGTATTTAAATAAATTCTCTAGTTCCTTATTTAAAATTAACAATTGAGTTATATCGTTTGCACCTTCTTCATTTATCTTAACGTTAAACTCTCTTTTTACTAATCTAGTAACTTCGTCAATATAAAAAAACTGATCCATAATACCTCTAGTCTGCTTCATTTGCTTTAACAGAGTAGTCTTACCCGAACACTGCGGCCCTGTAAACGTAATATTCACTAACTTATTATATATTAAATTATTACTTACACCACTTTTTTCTTTTAACTATTTCTGCAATAATACAATAAACGGACGTGTCACTAAATGCATCAAATATAGGCTCATTGGCACATTCAAAAGTTTTTTTGCGTAAAACTAAATTTATTAATCGTTGAATTTTATCGTTTAAGCGTACAACAATTGCAGAGACTGAGGCAACTATATCTTCTTTTTTATGTAAATCAGATCCCAAGCTTATATTATGCGGCCCG